ATCACTAACAACACTACCAAAATCAGGATGCTTGCTCTTTAATGTTTCAAGCGCCTTAGCCTTTGCCATATCAGAAGCCATTTTTTCGGCTTGCTTGATCTTGGGGTGGCTTTCGATGGCACGTTCTACCGCTTTCTTTGGATCAGCGAAGAAATCTTCTTCGTCAACTTCTGGCTGTGCTTGCTGTTTACCCGAGGCTTGAGCCTTGATGAAATCATCCACAATACGCCGTAACTCACCAACTTCACTGCCTTGACGACCGATTAGCCTTTCAGCCTCCTGATGCATCTTGACAATCTCTTTATAATCCTTACCCTTGTATTTTTCAGGGAGATTCTCTTCTTCGTTGGTTTCTACTGCTTGGCTTTCCTGTTCAACCTGTTGTTCTTGTTGTTCAGGTTCGTCCGTGGAATCAACACTTTCCTCAATAAATTCAGCCATATTAGTCTCCTGAGCCTGTTAGCTTTCTAGAGAGAACACTTAACAATGCGGGGTTTCTCTTATCCGCTTTTACTTCCATTCTTCGCTTCTGCCTGACTTTCTTTCCCAAGCAATATGCGAATTACGGCGATTAACCCAGGCATCCGAAGCAGTTGGGAAGTCCCCACTTGTGCCATCTAATGCTATTCTGGGTGTTGACAGCAACTTAGTTGCGTCATTACTACAATGCCGACACTGAACCACTAAGGTACCAGCATCAACAAAGTATTCTTCTTTGTGTCCTTTGACACACTGAAAATCATTCAGTATCTTCATTGATTAATTCCTCGTAAGCCTGCTCAGTTAGAGTTTTAAGCTGAATCAGGTAATTAATCATTTCCACCTGCCCCTTCCTGTACCAGAGATCCTGTTCTGTACTAATCTGGGCGATGTCTACTAAGTTCTGCTTAAGCTGTTCAAAATCTTCTACTAGGTCTAGCCAGCCCTTTAGGGCAAATAAATCAAACCTACGCTCGTAAAACTCTAAATCTTCTTGACTCAAGCATTATCTCCGATGTGAGTGCTTACTATTTAATTAAATAAGATGCTACCATATTTTTATGGTTTTGTCAAGTGTTTTTTGAATTATTTTTAATTCTGTCTAGCAGCAACGACTTGTAGTTCTGCAATACGCCTTTTGTTGTCTATATCTTTTTCTTTCAGGGCTACATTGGCTAGCTTAATCCTGCGCTCAAATTCTGCTGTGGGGTCGTCGCTATCCTGCAAATACTTTGATGCAGAGGCGGCTATGTTAGCCTGTAGCTCGGCAGGCTTAAGCTGGGTATCAACAACCTCTGCCTGAGTCTTGGCCTGTTTTAGCTGTACATCAGCTTGCAAGTCAGCCAGTTCTAGTTGTGCCTTTTGCATCTGTAGCTCCATCACCTGCGCCTGAGCCTGCTGTTGCTGTGGGTTAGGTTGCATCATCTGCTGAAGCTGTGCCACCATCTCTTCACGGTTGGCAAGGCCACTGTTCTCAATGATGGACTTCAAGATCAAAGGAACAACAGGGCTATCAGGGCCAAGTGTTTTCAGCAAGTTAATGAACTGGAACTGTTCATACTCTCTGGCAATAATGCCTAGGTTCGATGAGGGAATAAAGTTATAATCAGCGGCAGGGTAGCGCTCAGGGTCAAACTGCATATAGCGATAAGCAGCCTTCTTAACAAAAGGAATAAGGAACTGTTCTTGGAAGTTAACCAAGGTACGCTTATTCTTCTTGATGATTGCAGACAGTCCTGGCGACAGTCCTGCACCTTCACTAGAGTTCTGTGCTGGTAGCGAAAAAGAATCCAGTGTGCCTGTTGCCATCAGCATCATACGCTCAAACTCTTTGGCGGTGGCAAGGTTGCTAGGATCAGTGTTACCAAACTTAAATGGCTGTAGAATCTCTGATGGGTTGCCATTGGTGAGGATGGTCTTACCAGGCCTTACCTCAAACTTAGAGCCTCTAGGTAGCCTTGTAGCGTCAATGCCCATCATAGGCACTGTTGTCAATGCTAGGCTATCTAGGTGGCTACGAACCTGTGCATCAATGGCCTTTTGCATGTTATAGCCCTTCTCGGCTACGCCACGACCCCAGAAGTAATTAGGGACAGAGTCATTCTGGAAGGCTACGATAGGACGATCCTTCATCATGTAAGGCGACTCTTCTGCTTTTAGCAGGTATTGGTCATTGGCGATGACCACAATAGCCTCTACCAGGTCTGAATATTGAGCGCCTTCAGTGCCTAATTCCTCTGATTCTTCATCAAACAAATCAACATATTCGCCTGTTTCAAAGGCTACTTCAAGCAGCTTTCGTGGCACCATGCCGTACCAACGAAGCAGTTTTACCCTGTTTTGCTGGTAAGAAATGTCCTGTTGTACGGGTTCTAGGTCGTCATCGACGGTGGTAGCACCAAAGTTAGCTACTTTCTCGTAAACACCTGCCTCCATACCAGCGATAACGCTGTGTAACGACACAAACTCCTCTACAGCACAGCCTAAAGACTCTTCTACAGTAGCGGCGGTGGGTTCAATAAGGAAGTTCTTAGGGTTAATCGGTCTAAGTTGCACTGAAAAGCGCTGTTTTTCCTCTACACCGACCGCTGTTAGCCCCATTTCAGCGATTGGACGCATTGCAGGGCTTAACTCTGTCTTTTCTTTTAGCAAAACCTCACCGATACCAGTGCCGTAGATAGCGCTAAGAAGAACAACATCACTGACGGACTTGCGAATCTTGTCTTTCTTAAAGTCCTCAGTCATTTGATTCTTAACTTGCTCAATATCAATGCGCTGTTCGTCACGAAGATCGTCAGTAATGTCAAAGAACTTCTCACCACGACCAAAGACAGCCTCTTCAATCTCAGCAGAATGCGTCTCTATGGCCTGCTGTAGGGCAGGAGTGATTAACTTAGCCCTTTCAGACCTTCTTGTCTTGTCTTCAGAGGCCCATACACCACGCCATAAGCGCTCATATTCAAGCCAAGAGTCAAGGTAGTTAGAATCACGATGGTTACGCCAGTCTTCACACTGATCTAGAATCCACGCTGCTAGTTGATTGGTTGTATTCATATACTTACCTTTATAGTTTGAAAGGATAATAAAATCTAGTAAGAAACGACATCATCCAACGGTGTCCAATCTTCCTCTTCAAAGTCATCAGTGGAGACATTCTTAGCCAACTGTGACACATAGGACAACGCATCAATTAAGTCATCATGTACCTGTGCTGATGGAAACATCAGGTACTGGTCAATAAACTCACCCCAGTCTTCTTCTTCATTTAGGGTAATCCTGTTATGCTCAAAGTTACCTTGCAGGCTCCACATAATCCTGTCTGTCTTCTTCTGGTTTCCGTGGGTTAGCTCCTCCACCCTAAGAAGGTGTTATAGCGCCTCATCAGCGTTTCTAGCGGCCCTAGTACAGCCTGTCTAGCCATGCCCTTCTCTAAGCCAACCGAGACTGGTTTGTACTCGGAAACATTCTTAATAATCCGCATCGCTGTCTCATCAATATCCCAGCGACCAAACTCAATCTTATTTATAAACCAGTCACCATCGTCAGTAACCTTTGCTACCACTATCGCAGACTGGTCTAGCCTCTTATCTGCGGCGCTGCTGGCATTCCTTATGTCCTTAAACCCTGCCAGGTCAATGGCAATGTACCAGCTACCTTGCTTAGGTTCTTTACCGTAGCGTAGCCACTCTTCCTTAAACAATCCAGAGCCGCTGTTGGTAAAAGAAGCCATAAACTCTTGATTGAAGTGGAAGGTGCTTAGTGTTGACTTCGCTGCCTCAATCTCTTCAGGGTCAATGGTGGGGTTGTCTTTGGTGGTTAAATGCCAAGACTTCCAATCCTTGTACTTATCACTGTCACCTGTCTTAAAGGCATCGTAGAACCAGTTCCTACCATCAGGGGTACTAATCAACACCGCCTCGCCTTTTAAGTCAGCCAAGGCAGGCCTAATAATCTTAGTGAACAAATCTTCTTTAACAAACGCTGCCTCATCAATCACAGCAAAGTACAGCTTTAGTCCTCGTAAGGTATCAGGGTTCTCACCTGACCTAATGTGTATCTTCCTACCTGTCACCAGAGTAATATCCATCTGGTTTACATGCGCCTGCTTGATAACATCTTTTCCCTGGGCTAATAAGGCATCCCAAGCGATCTGCCTAGCCTGCCCTAGGGTTGGTGCCACATAAACCACAGCAGAGCCTTCTGGAGCCTCTAAAGCCCTTGCAAGGAGCATCTTAATCGCTAGGTTGCTCTTACCACAGCGACGACCAGCAGCAATAACCTTAAACCTGTGTTTGTCTTGCCACACATCTAACTGCCAAGGTAGTAGTGACCAGTTTAGCTCCACTACTGCTCCTCTACATCAATAACATCATCGCTGGTGGTTATGTTGGCTGATGTTGGTAAACCAGTAATGTTAATGGTAATCCCAGCACCATTACCACCATCAGCTTTCTTTTCTTCAAAATAACTAATCGGTAGCGCCCTATCTAAACACATCTTCAATGCAGCGATCTGCTGCGGATGACCATCTGTAAGCGCCATATTCACCAATGTCTGCATCATGCGATCAGAGTTGGCTACAAGCATCCTAGCGCATAGTTCTCTTGCTAGTGTGTAATCACCCTTCGGGCGACCCCTTTTGCCTGGTTTCAGCTTAGACTGGATGTCTGCCTTTTTTGGACGACCACCCTTCCTTTTGACAGGCTGTGTTGTCTTAGAGTCAACACCGGCGGTCACGGGTAAGGCAGATACCCCAGGCCCAGAGACAGGAGAGACAGTCTTGGTAGACGAGTCATCATTACTCATTATTTAAAATTCTCTTTCTAAGAAGAAAGGTTTTCTGTTACTACATAGCGACATCTATATAGTTCTATATAGTTCGTCGCAGGCGCTTAAAATCCTTATAGTTCGCTAGTTATTTATTACTTTTTTTTAAAATTGTTTTTTCTTAAAACCGTTCACCGTGCGGTAACAGTGTGACTAACAGCTTAGTCGCTATAAAATTCTTAAAACTGGCGAAGTGCTATATAGTTAATATCATCTCGCAATGTGCGTAATGCTAGCATATTTTTAGAGTTTTGTCAAGTGCTTTTCTATAAAATATTACAAATTAGTTCCTCAACACAGCCCTTCGCAATGCACAGAGTCTAGCGAAGTTAGTGCTGACTGTATTGCCCTTCGCAATGCACAGTTTCCAATATCACACCTGGCTAGTGTAATATTGTTCTATATCAATGACATAGCCTGTGCTGCCCTGTCCCTATTTTAACACAATAACAAAGGCTGTTTTTTCTTTTTTGTAAGTTAGTGTTGGTTCAACAATATTTACAACACAACCACATACCCACCCCCCCCCTATGTTGCACTGCACCATCTATGTTAGTAAGTGCTTACTTACATAACCTGGTTAGTTAGTACACACTACCATGTTGCAATGCACAACAGTTACAAAGATTATATTATATAAAATTGTATAGTGTTATTGGCTGCGCAGACTTGGCATGAATATTGCATTGGCACCACTATAGGTTATGTTGCATTGCACTATAGTATCTGGCTAGGTCTATATTGCATCGCAACAATTTAGAGCTGAATCCCTACTAATTTAGTCAAGATACGGGTTTATCCCTATAGAATTGGGTTGAACTGACCCAACTTGTAGTAGTCTAATTACAGTGTAGTTAAACAATGTAGTCACACTAGGAAAGGTAACATCATGATGATTGGCACATTCAAAGAGCGTTTAGGGCCTTTAGTAGGCTCAGGGCTGACGAAAGAAGACATGAACAGCGCATTGGTTTATTGTGGCGTTGATGAGTTTATTGATTCGTTAGAGAAGCAGGGCTTTAGCAAATTAGAGTCCTTCAGTATGTTAGGCGCTATCTTAAACGAACTAAGCCTATTTGATAACGAAAGGAATTGAACAATGAACTACGATACGGCAATGTACTTATTAAAAATAGTTCGCGATTTACTGTTGATTATAGGATTTGGTGCTGTACTATTCGCATTAATGCTTATCTAAGAAGAAAGGATTTAACAATGGAACAAGTTATCAATTTTGCAGTACCGCCAAGCAAGATCAAGCGCATCAAAGTAGCTGCTGCCATTGCTGGTAGTCTAGGTAAACCCTCTAAAATGCCTGGCCTATCCTATGGCATCAGCGCTCTAGCCTGTCGAGTAGGCGCAAAGCTAGCTAAAGTAGCAGGATCGGTATGCTCAGACTGCTACGCTCTTAAGGCTAACTATTCGTACCCTTCTGTTATGAAAGCGCATCATAAGCGCTATAGCGCTCTAACATCGATATCGTGGGCTGATTCTATGGTGACCCTTATCGGTAAGCGCAAAGTCGAATACTTTAGGTGGCATGATAGCGGTGACTTGCAATCGTTTCAGCATTTGCTAGATATCGTTAGCATTGCCGAAAGGTTACCCAATGTTAGCTTTTGGTTACCTACACGGGAAAAGCAATATATCAATATGTTCATGCGCTCATTCGGGGATTTTCCTGATAACCTAGTTGTCCGTGTAAGCGCTGCTATGGTCGATAGTAAAGCGCCTACAGGCTACACTAACACCAGTACAGTACATAGTGACACGCTTATCGACGGGATAGAATGCAAGGCTTACCTCAATCACAATAAGTGCGGGGATTGTAGGCTTTGCTGGAATAAAGAAGTTAAGAATGTTTCTTATCGTCAACACTAATGAAAGGGTTTTATCATGACTAAGTTTGAGAAAATTCGGGCATTAATAGAGTTTGAAATTAATTGGGCCATTGTCGAAGGTGACACTGAGAAAGCTTCAGAGATTACCGATTACATCACTGCCTTGTT